CAAGTAAGCCGGGCATGATGGAGGCGTTGATTAACGCGCTCCGTAACAGGGTCGGACTCGGGCAACAACAGTCGCCCGGCCCGGCTACAGACGTTGCAGGCGCGTACCGTCAATACCTGATGAGCGCGGCAGAGCGCGGGGAAGAACCGTTGAGTCTTCGCGATTGGCAGAACAGCCAGAGTCAGATGCCTGTCTCCACCCCTCGTTAAAGCCTGCGTACCAGACTTCCGCAAGGATGTACCCGACAGCCATGAAGGCGATAATCTTCATGGCTGTTTTCATTTTACTTTGACCACCACAGAGCTAATACTGATGCCACAACAGTGACCATCAAACCAGTTATTTGTGCGATAAGGTGCCAATCTGTCATTTTACCTTCCACTCGTTGCAGATGTTGTAAGCCTTCACCGCCTTGCGCTTGAGGGCGCAGCGCAGCTTGGAGAAGTACCCACAGTTACCGCAGGATGTGCCCGGCTTGATTGTCCGACTAGGCGGCTTGGCGGCGTTCCTGTCCTGCACCATCGCCCAAAACGATTGGGCTTCTTTGCGCGTCGTGTTGCCGGCCATTACTTCACCCTCCATTCGTAGCCCCTGCGCTTGTTGTAGGGCTTGCCGTCCAGTGGTTGCCTGTCTAGTATGCCCGCCTCATGGTACTTGTTCAGTGTCTTGAAGGCACTGGCCCGACTCATGTGCAGGCGCTCGGCGACTGTCTGGGTTCCAATCCACACCAGACCGATAGCCTTCTTGTAGCGAATGATTGCCTTGTTTGTGCGGGCTATGTTGGCCTTGTTGTGACTAGGTGCCGGGTTGCCGCTGCGGGGCTTTAACGGTTCCTCGACCGGTGCCAGCTTGAGCAGACTTTCGGGTGGGAACAGGAGCGTAGCAACCATGCTGGTCATTTCAAGTCCTCCAGTGTCACGGCGGGGAGGGCGCGCATTCCTTTCTCGGCGTACCAGTGGGTACGGATTAAAAACCCCATAATGCACTTCTCCCGCATCACCTCACCAGCCTTGGCTATCATGGCTTCCAGCGCAGAGCCGTCGGGCTGGATAGCGAGTGCTTCAACAATTCGCGCAGTCATTGGAATCTTGTAGGTTTCCAGCCCCTCCCTAATCGCCTCGTCCTTCGATTTGCACGCTGCGAGGGCAGCAGCGAGTTCTGTGCGGAGTTGGTCACACTTCTCAGCGGTTCCAAGTTCAAGTGCTTCTGCATCAGCAAGGGCCATTTGCAGCCGCTGAACCTCGGCATCCCGGCTGGCGGCACCGGCTTCGTAGCCAGCGGAGAATTCTGATTGCATCTGCTCAACTGCCTTATTCGGATCAAGCATCTGTGTAACCTCCAATCTTTGCCGCAACCATCGTCGCCGCGAGTCGCCAGGCGGCTTCCTTGCCTGCATCGGTGCAGTCGTGGCGTACTTCTTGTTCACGCTCACGGCTATCATCTGCACAAATAACAGCCGTGTCTGTCCAGATAGTGTCGATCTCCAGCTTCGCGCACATGCTGGCGGTGTCGGCGGAGTTGGCGATGGGGTTCCACTCTTGAAAGTCTTTACTTTCGTGTCGTTTGTTATAATCATAGAAGCATCCCCATCGTTCGTGCCAAAGTAAATATACTCCGCACGCCTTGGCAGCGGCTTCAAGGATTTTGCGTTGTTGTTCGATGGTCATGGCACACCCCACACGATGTAGGCGAAGTATCCGGCAACCAGCAGGATGCAGACCACGTACAGCGCCATCAGGCCATCGGCGGGCGCCTCCGGCTCGACGAACGGCACGTTCTTCCACGGGTCAGTGTTGGAGTACCGATCGGGGCGGTGAACCCCCGAGCAGCTACCGATCTTGGGCTTAGCTCCTTGGTCGATGCGCTTTTGGCGCCGGGTTTCAAATGCGTAGTCTTCATCTTTCATGTTTGACTCCATTGTCGTAGTAGTGTCTCATTGTTTTTCCAAGCACGCCAGTCACTCGGCGTTCGCGAGATGCTTAGCAGCTTTGGGCCTTGCGGGGTAGCCAAATACAGCTTGATATGCTTGCCATACGCAGCGCGTTCAACTTTAATTGCGGGAAACTTCTTGATTGCATCCAAGCGTTCCCGCAAATCTCGGCTTACCTTCATGCGTGCTCCTGTTGAATTAACAGTTACATTATGCTACTTAGAAGACCTCCGTGTAAACAATTAGTTTTTCCGCCTGTGTTCGCGTGTCGATCAGAAAATCGAACGTATGTCTGCATATTCGTTGAATCGCTCGGACGCGACGGCGATAACTTTATGTCGACCGAAAGATGCTTTAAATCGCACATTTGCGGACCGAAATGCCACCGCGTTTCAGGAAGTCAAGTACTTGTGCGCTATGCTCATGGTCATTCAAATAGACAAGCTCCTCCATATTAGTGTTCAGTAGCGTCTTGGCACAGTTATTGCATGGAAGCACGGAAACGTAGCAAGTATGCACACGAGTCACATCGTGACAGTCTGCAACAGCGTTCATCTCTGCATGAACTGCCTCGCACGTATCACTACCCGCAGGCTGGCACGCTCCCCCACAAGGGGTGTCAGTACAGTGGGGGAAGCCGGCCGGGACACCGTTGTACCCAGTAGAAAGGATGCGCCCCCGCGAATCCGTGAGGACACATCCTACCTGACGTTTACTGCACGTCGCCCGCGTGGAGAGCAGGCAGGCGACGGACAGCATTACCGTGTCAAGACTTGGACGCGGCATCGAGTATTGCCTTGATCTCTGCTTCAGGCCCAACCCAACCGGCAGGCTTGACAGCATCGTACAGCATGCCGCGCTTGGTTATACCGCGCACCTTCTGCATGTTTGCTGCATGCACAACCTTGAAGACTTCGTCAAAAGGTATACCCATTATATAGGCAGTACCTACTGCGACATATACCAAATCCGCCAAAGCGTCGGCTACCCCCACCATGTCGTTAGCAACGTAGGCTTCCATCAGCTCGGTGATTTCTTCTTCCATGAACTTAACACGTTGGTCAAGCGTCACAGGCGGCTCAAGCGTGGGTTTGGTATCCTCGATGTCAAGCACCTTCTTGTGAAACTGCCGTACACAATCAAAATAGCTCATACTTAATTGCCTCCAAAGGCTGGTAGTCATGCAAAGTTAGCATGTCTGCCGTAAAGTTGTCAAGCGAAGCAGTATGGTCAAGTACTGCAGATGGGCCCATAACAGGGGGGATGCGCTGCAGTTGTGCGTGCAAGTTAACTACGTGCTGCTTGTAGACATGCGCATCGCCAAACTGCATGTGCAAGGCACCCGGTACGTAACCCGTTTCTTTAGCTACCAGCATGAGAAGCGCAGCATAAAGCACCAAGTCTGAAGGCAAGCCCAATGCGAGGTCAACAGACCGCATATAGACAATGCAGTCAAGATGCATATTGCGCACATAAAATTGTGCGAGCAAATGACAAGGCGGAAGACATGCTTGGTCAAGTTCTTCAGGGTTCCATGTAGTAAGCAAATGTCGCCGACCATACGGATCCGCTTTGATACTTGTAGTTAGTGTCTTAATTTGGTCAAGCCCAGTTACACCCCACGAACGCCACTGTGCGCCATAGATGCGGCCTACTTGTTGGTATTCCGCAGGCACGCCTTGGTTGTTTTCCCATTGTGCGGCATTGTGGTCCCAGTAGTTACAGCCTTGTTCGCGGAATTGGCGAAGAAGCGTAGCACCTTGCAAAAAAGCTGCAAGCTCACCAAGAATACCGCGCATGAAGATCTTGCGCGAGGAAAGCACCGGAAATTCATTGGCGACATCCCAGGTTTTTATGGACAAGCCTGGAAGGGAGAGCGTTTCACCGACCCGCGACGGACGTACGTAACCGTGGCGTAATACCTGCTCACAAAGGATCTTGTAGGCGTCATCAACAATTGTCATTTGGGCACCTGCGTTCAGCCTGGGTTGCATAACCAGCAATGTCATGCCAATTATCTGCATGATTGGGGTTACCAGTAATAATGCGTGCCATCTTTTGACAGATGTTATCGAGAGCTTCTTGTTGCACGCTCGTCAAGTCAACGCAGGTGTGATGCTTGACCATGCGCTTTAATGCTTGCGAAGCTCCGGCATTCAACTTAAAGTCACCGTGCGTATGCTGGCGCGCGTTTATCGTGTTTCCTACATCCATACTGTATACCTCCTAAGAAAATAATGGGAGAGACTGAGCTCTCCCACCGGCCGACGTGTGCTTGTTAGGCAGCTTCGGCTTGGGTTTCGCCGGCAGCTTCAGCTTCAGCCTTCTTGCCACGGGTAGAAGTCAGCTTACCGGCTGCAACGAGCTTGTTGCGGTAATAGGCAATACACGCAACAGTGGTCTTCGCGTTCGGAAACTGCTCGAGAGTCTTTTCGAGCGCTTCCTTATTGGTCAGGCCTTCAAGCAGCAGCTGCTTGGCGAACGCGCCAACGCCTTGGACCGGACCGCGACCGAGCTTCTCGGGATCAACCGGGGTCTTCGGTTCCTTCTGCTTGACCGGCTTGGTCAGCTTTTCCACGGCGGCACGCGCGGCCTTGAGGGACTTGAAGCTTTCAACGGTGGGCTTACCAAGGCCGGTGGCAACTTCATTGTGGTGCTCAACCAGTTCTTCCATCGTCATTTCGTTCAGCGGCTTTTCCATGATGATTTCTCCTAGGAGGTTAAATGCTCGCGGGTCATTCCGCGATTTAGTAAGTGCTCGGCAGTACCAAGTAAGCGCTGCTTTGCGGGGGTCAGCTGTCACCGGATGCGTGTATTTCTTAGCAAACGCACTCGAAGACATTGCTAGACTTTTGATTCCATCCGCATGCATTACTAGGAACAACGCAATCTTGTTGTCGCGCTGGTAGATGCCTGCGATGTGACTGTTATGGTCTCTATAAAGTTTTAGCATAAGTATATTATAGCGCTATGCTTTTACCAAGTAAATAACTTTACGGTAACAGTTCGTGACGAAGAGCCGCAAACAAAGCATCTTGTGTTATGCCCTTAGTACCAAGCACTTTACGGATAGTGAAGTCTACTGTTTTCTCTGCAAGTAGGTGGTAGACCATGACTACATTTGCCTGCCCCTGCCGGTAGAGCCGTGCAATGAGTTGTAGATAGACTTCTAGGTTGTAAGTCTGTGAGAACCAGCACAGCTTGCTTCCCCCGAACTGGAGGTTTAACCCATGCGCTGCAGCATCACACTGGACACAAAGAAGCGGCACTGACCCGCTATTCCAAGCATCGATAATAGGGAGGACGTGTTTGTCGCTCATGCCACCCTTGATGACTAGTGCATTGGGGTACTTTTGCTTAATACGCTCGACCTCATGTGTGAAGTTGTAAGCAAGTAGTAACGGCTCTCCCGCTAGCTCTTCGAGGAGGTCATCAAGCGCGTCCAGCTTCGCGGTATGGACTTCCTCCCATTCTTTCTCCGCGTTAATGTAGATTGCGCCCCCCGCTACCTGCCGCAGCTTGCTAGTCAGCACACCTGCGTTAGCCGCTGTGATGGTTTGCTCTTGTAACTCCATGAGCGCGAGCACTTCTAGTGACTTGTATTGGTCCCACGCCTTTGGGGGAAGCGTAACAGGAAGGTCAACGTGGACAATATCCGGTAGCTTGAGTACTTCCTCAGCCTGGATATACATCGCAAGGTCTGCTACCTTCTTATGTATCTGCTCCGCTTTCTCATCGGTAATATACCAATTAAACTCATCACGAGGTTTTTGATGGAAGTAGTTCAACCGGTAGTGGGTGATATATTTACCTAAGCGATAGCCCAAGTCAAGCGCATACATCTGCCCGAAGAGGTCAAGCAAGCCATTAGCCGCCGGTGTCCCTGTTAAGCCCCAACGGAAGGTGAACGTGGGGAGCAACGGCTTCAGCGCTTTGAACCGCTTGGTGTTGGTATGCTTGACTTTGGTCAACTCGTCAAAAAGCAGAATGTCAAACTCGTGCCCTTTGGCCAACTGTGCAGCAAGCCAAGGTATGGCATCGTAGTTAACTACCACAACGTCATACCTTGGGTTCATCAGTATCTCGAGCTTATCCACGCCATGCGCTAAGCCCACACGCAAGTTCATGAATTGTGCCCACCGCTTGTGCTCGCGCATCCATGTAGTTTGTGCTACACGGAGAGGCGCCAACACAAGCATGCGGGCACGGTAACCATACGAGACTAACTTCAGTCTTGCTGCGTGCGATGTGCTAGTCTTTCCTAAGCCGGGTGGCCAAAACAGCGCACCCTCCGGATGTGTGACTAACCAGTCCACCCCACGAGCTTGATAGTCATGGGGCGACCATTCCGGTGGTAGGAAGAGCGAGGCGCTCATTGAATATCCTTTCAAACAAATGCCGGTTATCAACTTCAAAGCACGCGTGACCCATTGCGACGAATTGTGACATTACGTGACGCTGGATTGGTGACAGTTCTCCCCCCGGCCGCTTGAACTCGACTAGGAAATGTCGGCCATTGGGGAGGAAGCAGATGCGGTCAGGCGCGCCAGTGAAAGAATCAAACTTGTCCAAGCGCGCGCCGTGTTTTTGAGCGTAGGCAACACACCTACGCTCGATGCTAGCCTCACTAGAAATCGCAAGGGCCATCTTTGCTCCTAGAAAATGCACACCAACGACAATTACGAGACGGTGCAGGCTTCCACTGTTCTTCTGCGTATAGCGGTGCAACATAGCCAGCATACTTTTTCTTGAGTTCTTCTAAATGCGCGCGTGTGTACTCACGGCTGTAGATATTACCTGTATCAATATACCACATTTCGGTGGTAACTTTCTCTGCTTGCGGGTATACACAGCTCCCTGCTACCGCGTAGATTTCTACTTGTTCTGTACTCGGCACTTTAAACTTTCCTGTTTTCCAGTCAAGTACAGTTAGGTTATTACCTTCAACAAAGTGTCCATCAGACTTGGCGCGAAGCCATACTTCAGGCTGAAACCAATCTTTAAGCAAATTCCAGTCTTTGTCAAAGCCCCAAGCTTGCTCGCAGATAAACGTTTTTTGTTTCAGCTCATCGAATTTTTCCTGCCACTCAAGCGCCTCGTTTGGAAGCACAAGAATCCAGCCCCGAAGATATGCTTCGATATCTTCATGAATCCGGCTGCCCCTGTCCATTGCGGCTGACCCCGGCTGCGGGCGCTTCTCAATGAACGCATATAGAAACTTGCGGGGGCACTCACGAAAGCAGTCAAGCTTCGAAAAGCCCCATGCGTCGGTAAATTTAGTCATTTTACGTGGCTCCATGTTTTGCCTAAAAAGATAGCGCGTATTGTGTATTGGCGCACTCCAAACTTTGCAGCAAGCTCTCTTTGGGGCATTGTCCCTTTGAGCTTGCGTATTTCACGAACCTCGTCTGGCGTAAGTTTGGACATTCCAGAACGTAGCTTCGCCGCCATGTCTTCCATGTTCTCTTTACGAGTTCCAGCAAAGAGGTGCTTTGGGTTAATACAATGACGCGTGTCGCAAGTATGGCATACGTCATAGCCGTCTGGAATAGGTCCTTTAACAAGGTCATACATAGCTTGGTGTACTAACCAAGTTGTACCTTTATACCTAACTTGTCCATACTTGTCGGGCCGCAAAGGCTTTTGCCAAAGCCAACAACCATGCTCAATGACTTTGCACTGCTCACGAAACCATAATGGAGTTTTTACTGTGGTCATATCAAACCTCAGCAAAGTTGTTACCGACATCCACGTCAGCAATAAAGGGGCAGTCCAACACGTCAGCAAAGGCGCTGACCATACAGTCTTGTAATAGCGCGCTCTCTTCCTCCACATGCTCAGGAGCACATTGGATAACTAACTGGTCATGGACGGAGAAGGTGAGCCTTCCATGCTTTGTGCGACGACAGTAGTCAAGCATTGCAGCCTTTGTCTGATCCGCGGCAGACCCTTGAATCAAGTAGTTAGTGAGTTTGTATTCAAAGGTCCGAAGCCGACCACCCATGACTTTGGCCGTCTCGACATAATATTGGCGACCACCCAGCGTATTGATAGGCTGGTTGCTACGACCGCGATATTGCACTTCGCCTTGAAGAGACTTGATTTCAGGCAGAGCGGAGAGGTAATTTGACTTAATGGCCGTTGCTTCCGCTACCCCGGTGTAAAGGCTCTCAGCAATCTTACCCACACCTGCGCCATAAAGCACAGCGAAGCCCAGCGTCTTGGCCACTTTACGAGTAATACCCGCGATGCCTGCCGCAATCATATGGACATCTTCGCGTGGGTTCTCGTTCAGCTTTTCAAGCAAGCCACCACCCGCGAAGTGTGCAAGCAACCGCATCTCTTGTGCCGCGTAGTCCGCCCCCACAAAAACGTTCCCCTCATCGGGAAGTAGATACTTGCGTACTTGTGGCATCGGCGCGTGGAGGGTGTAACTGATGCGCTCAAGCTGTGACTTCAGCTTCTCCCATTCGGTGGGCACGTTCTGCTGATTGGGGGAGGACGACAACCGACCAGTCCGCGCGCCTGTCTCGGAATAGTTGCGCACTTGGTTCCACTTGATATATAGCCGCCCGCCTGTCTGCTTCGCTTGTGCAAGCCATGGCTGCATGAAAGTGCGGATGCACGTGGCGAGGGAGTTGCGCACAAGGAGGTGCCCGAGCAATAGCGGATCCGAGACGGCTTCAAGCAGACTGTCTTTTGCCACTGACCGTTTTCCGGTTGTAGTAGATGCAAAGCCCTTACTCAGACCTGCTGCTTCGATCGCGTCAGCTAGCTCGTCGTTACTGTCGACATCTACTT